TCAATCAAAAAGGAAATGCTTCCGTAAAGTAGTCACTTTTGTTCGCCGATGAACCTGTAAAAAATCCTAACTTCTTGCTCTTTTACACCGTTTATTACCTTGCCCTCGCCGATCTCGATTTTCTCAACCAGGCTTTCGAGCAAATCGCGGTCGTTAATTTTACCGGCGTTCTCTTTGACCAGGCGAATCCATTTCTGAATATCACCCGTTTTTTCAGTGGCTTCCCGCTCGGACATTTCCAGCGCGGAAAGCCGTTTTTCAGTTTCAAGGCGTTCGGCTTCATTTTTCTGGATAAGAGCCGAGAAGCTATCCTCTGAAATTAAACCGGCGACGCGATCCTCATAGAGTTTTGCGGTCAAAACTTCAATTTTGTGAATCCGTAGTTTGAGCGACGCACACTCCCTTTTTCGTTGAGCCTGGGATTGCCGCCTCTCGCCGATTAGTTGTTCAGACAGGCTTTTGGCAACCGCGCACTCGTTAATTATGACTTGCTCCGTTAATTGCCGTATCCGCTCGAAAACGACGCTGCCGAGCGATTTCTCACCCGCGCTGTGCCTTGAGCATTCTGAGCCGCCGCTGGCATGAAACTTCCCACATAAGTAGCTTATGTAGACAGTCCCATTCCTTTTGCCGACATAGTTATTTTTGATTGACACCATTGACGCGCCGCAGTCCGCGCAGCGTAATATACCGGTGAACAATCGCTTTTCAGGCGCGCGCTTTTTTCTGCTCCGTTCGCCGGCCTGTTGATTTACCACCTGTACCGCGTCCCAGGTCTCTCGGTCTATAATCGCCGGGAAAGCGCCGTCAATTCTGATTTGTTCCTCTACCGGCCGCGCAACTTCCCGCTTGTTCCTGTAAGACACTTTCTTTTTTTCAAGCTGTATGGCGTTGCCGATATACAACTCGTTTTTGAGCATGGTGCTTATCAGGCATGGCCTCCAATGCAGCACGGGTTTGTGTCCGTTGGCGCCGGCGATTGACTGGTAGTACAGCGTGGGAGGCATGATCCCCTCGGTGTTCAGGGTCTTGTTGATCGTATAAAACCCCATGCCCCGTTTTCTCATCTCAAATATCCTGCGGACAATACCCGCCGCGTATTCGTCAATGATGAGCCTCGTGTTGTCGTCAGGGTTCCGTCTGTAACCATAGGGGGCGATACCGGAGATTTTCTGACCGTCCTTCGCCTTCGCCGCCATGATGGAACGTATACGGTCGCTGTGGTTCTTGACGTAGTAGTCGTTCATGGCGTTGTAAAAAGGCATGATGTCGTTTTCGCCGTTTTCGGTGTCGATATTTTCCATGACGGAAACGAACCGGCAGCCGAGTGACGGGAGCGTTTCCTCCAGGTAGTGCCCGGCCTCAAGATAATTCCGGCCGAATCTGGAGAGGTCTTTTACGATTACCAGGTTGATAAGCCCCTGCCTGACATCGGCGATCATCTCCTGAAACGCCGGCCGCTCGAACGTGGCCCCGGAGAACCCGTCGTCCACATAAAACTTCTGCTCCACCCAGCCGGGCATCATGGCGATGAACTTTGACAACATTTCGCGCTGATTTTCCACCGATTCGCTGTCATAGGAAGCGCTGTCAACACTCAGCCGGACATAGGCGCCGACATTATACAGCTTTTCCATGTTCGGCCTCCGTTTTCAGAGCGTCTGAGGTTTCGCCCGCTTCGGCCAGCCAGTCCACGCTTCCGACATGGTTATAGATGATTTTTACTTCACAGACGCGCTCGCCGTCGATGATTTGCGGTTCGCTGACGATGATTTTTTCGATCAGCATCAACAGCGTTTCCGCGTCCAGGGTTTCCAGCTTCGTGAACTGTTTTATCATCTTCGCCCATTTGGAGGCGTTGTCGGTGTTTTGCCGGATGCCGGCGATACGTTTTTCGAGGCCCTTGACCGCTCCCTGACGCTCTATCCGTTCCTGCTCGTATTTCTGGATAAGGCTCTTGAAAACGGACTCGGGAACAGCCCCGGTTACGCGATCCTCGTACAGCTTCTCGATGAGCTTATCCAGCATGGCGAGCCGCTTGTTGCAGCTTTTCAGCTCGGCGTCAAAGGATTTCCTGCTCGCCGCGGTTTCGTCCGTCTGCTGCGCTATTAAGCTCTGGACGATACGGGCTTCGTCACACTGTACCATTTTCGCGTGTTCGCGTATCTGTTCTACGACCAGCTCGTGAAGCGTGTCCTCCGCGATGATATGCGGCTTGCAGCCGACATGACCGCTTTTGGAATATGTGGCGCACATGAAATTGGTGTGTACCCACAAATTGCCGTTTTTTCTGGTTCTTTTCTGCGTTGAGCAGCGCATTTTCATCCCGCAGTCCGCGCAGACCATCAATCCCGTGAAGATGCTGGAAGAACCGTCCTTGCGGCGGCGCTTTTTCAAGTGCATTTCTGACAGGCGCTGGACACGATCCCACATATCACGCTCAACCAGCGGTTCATGGGCGGCCTCGACCCGAATCCATTCCTCCCGCGGCTTTGAAATCAGCCGGTGGCTTTTATAGGATTCGGAGCCGTACTTGGAAGATACCACGTTTCCGATGTACACCTCGTTATGAAGCATACCGTTGATCGATACGCTGTTCCAGCCGTGAAACTCCCTGCGGGGATTGCTGGCGTCCTGTAGCTGGTAGAAGTAATCGCGGGGCGAGGTGATATTTTCCTCGTTAAGCCTCCGCGCGATAGCCACGTATCCAAGTCCGCTTAACCGCAGTTCAAAAATCCTGCGCACGACGGGAGCCGTCACTTCGTCCGGCACAAGCTGGTGCTTGTTGTCCGCCGATTTTTTGTAACCATACGGGGCGTAAGCGCCCATGTACTTGCCGTCCTGCGCGCACATCCGCTTGACCGCCTTGACTTTTGTGCTGGTTGACCGGCTGTGCTGCTCGTTGAACCAGTTGCGGAATACGGCCATTTCGTCGTACTTCTCGTTGAGGGAAATCAGTTCGCACCCATGCTCCGGGAGGAATACCTCGGCGAAATTACCGACTTCAAGATAATTGCGGCCGAGTCTCGACAGGTCTTTGATAAGCACGGTGTTGATACGCTTATCTTTTACGTCCTGCAACAACCGCTGCAACGCCGGCCGGTTCTGGTTCGTCCCCGAAAAGCCGTCGTCCACATAGACATCGACCAGTTCCCACCCCATTTCTTTGATGTGCTTCGTCAGAAGCAATTTTTGGTTTTCGATTGACACCGATTCGCCGGCGCGGGAGTCCTCTTTGGACAGGCGGACATATTCGCCGACTTTGTGTTCTTTTGTGTTTGCCATTACATTAACCTCCTCGATGTGGCAAACACAGGGTTTTGGGCTGATATGATTTTACGCTGTTATTATAGCGCATGTATCAGCATAGCGCAGCCCCTTTTTTATGTTTGCCGAAAAAAGTTACAATCAGCATTGGCATTGCGGAGATTCGTTCATGCTCCGCAATATTTTCCGGACGGTCAAATCCTCCAGCGCCTTTTCAAGTGAGAAATCGCCTTTGTAAACACTTGTTACGCGGTATAGGGTCTTGCCGACCTTTTTCTCGTGGAAGGTTATAACCGGCGTTGATCCGATCAATCTTCCGCTTTTGGACATATCAATATTTTTCATGCGTAACCTCCCCGTAAATATCAAAAGTAAGCCCCTGGCCGACGTTGCAGAAATCGCAGGTTTCCTTGTTCTCCTGCCAGCCCTTCTTTATAAGAAAATGCCCGCTGTTGCGAAAGTCGGCTTCGCAGCGCGGGCACAACGTATGGGTCAACGGCTCCGGTCTTTCCGGTTTATCGCTCTTATGTAAAGAGCTTGAATCCGATTGCATAGTCCCGCTCCTATCTTTGTGTATTTGTGGTTTTATCAAAAGCACAATTCATGTCCTGATTGTTTTTCAGGAATATGAGTGTTTCTTTATGCGGCGTATCGCAGCTTGCGGCGTTCTCTACCGCCGAAATGAAAGCCGGGTCACGCGCGAGGTCTTTAAGATTGCCGAAGATATACGGACACAGGCACTCGCCCCGGCACTCTTTCTTTTCCCTGCAATATTGGCAATCCAGATCGGCAAGGGTATAACGGAATTGACGCCGGCCGCCGCCCCTGTTCCTGCTTCCGGGCGTTTGCTGCATCATGCGTTCATACGCCTGATCTTTTCCTTCCGTGAATGTCATTGACTGTTCCTCCCGTTTATGTACTTCGTTTCACTCAAAACCAGAAGAACAGGCCGAAATGGGTAGACTTCGACCTGTGGTTTCCGATTTTGAATCTTTCTCGCCTATTTGCCACGCGCCCCGGCGATGGGGATAATCCAGGCTGCCGGTGGCCGGCTATCATAGCTCCGCTTGTACCGCCGCTTTGCTTTATACGAATTCCATCTTCACACATTCCCACGTTCGGTCATAACGCTCAGCGCCCTCTGGCGCTTCGCTTCCCTCCGTGGTAATGGTTCAGATTGGAATTCGTATTGGCAGGCGTATACCGCAGGGCTCCCCTTCAAGTCTGTGAGGGGCCGTGAGGAAGTTTCGTTGTCCCCCGGTCGGGTTATCGCGCCTCGCTTGCCTCGCGGGGCTGTAACCGGACGTTGGTCGCTGGAACAAGTCTTTCGGCTTGTCCGTCTTGGCGCCGTCCTTTACCGGCTCGCCGACCGGGGGTCTGTACCTGGATTACCGTATATTCAGTTGTCAAGGATCGGGAGAGAAATTGTCCTCTCATATACCGTGAGAAAAAACGAGCAAAACCGGTACCCCTAAATCCAATCTTTTAAGATTTTTTTCAGGTTCTCGATTCCCTTACTGATTGACAGCCTTACCACGCGCTCATCAACGCCCTCCATCGCGGCAATCGCGGCTTTGCTCATGTCGTCAAAGTAAAACGACCGGATTCGCCGCGCCTGAATTTCGGGTAATTTGTCGAGAGCTGCGTAAAGCGCGTCCATCGTGAGGCTTTCTTCAACCAGCTCATAGGGAGATAAAGCCGCCAGAAGCGCGCCGGCCTCAATCCCGTCACCCGCGTCGAGGGAATAAAACGCTTTGTTCCAGTACACCTTGCGCCGGCCCGCTTCTTCTTTCCGTTCCTGGATAAGAAGCTCGATAGCGATCCTCACAGGCACTTCGCGGAAAGTACCCGCGGGTTCGTGGGGATAATACCGGTGCAGGTCGATTTGTACCGTCAGACGCCGGGCGGCTTCAATGTCCTCTGCGGTGGATAGAAGCGCATCCGCTATTTCATCCGGCAGATCGACAAAGCTGTTTTTGGGTTCCTCGGGGTAAAATTGGTGCAGATCAATGGTTTTCATTCTCATTTCCTCCGTTTGTTTTGGATTTGGGCAGTCCAGAAACAAACAGAAGTCATGGGTAACGCGCGATATAGCAGAGCCAGCGAACTATGCGAACCATAGCGTCCTTTCCGCTGTCAGAGCCATTCGGTCAAAACAAAAGGAGCATGACGAAATAGCTCTTTAAGCTACTTTGTCATGCTCCTAACTCGAAAGTCCTTGTCCTGTCTCAAACGAGACGGTATAGGCTCTTATCCGGCTTCTTGGCCGCTTTCGCGGCGCCCCGGCGGTTGGTGCTATGTACGAAGCGTATTAAAAATTAGTGGGGTTGTTTTTTACTTGCTTTTCTATTCCATTTCAGGCGTAACCATATAGCGGTTGCCGCATTTGTGGCATTTCAGAAGCAAAATATCAAACGGTTTCCGGGCTTCTGAAAACTGCAAAATATTAACCTTTGTGCCTTTGCCCTTGTCGCAAAGTCTGCTTGTACAGCACGGGCATGGGACATAATCGGCGTCCAGTATGTCGGTTTCCTCGATTTTTACAATACTTATCATGTTGTTTCCTCCTGCTCTATGCGGGTAATCATCTTGGATAGACCGTCATTTGACGGTCTTATGGGTAAAAAAATGGGGTAAATTAGCGGCCCCATTTGCTATTGACAATCTCGGTCAGTTTTTCCAAGCGTATCGTGGCAGCCTTGTTGGACACGTTGAAGATTTTAGAGACACACTCCGGCAATAGTTTGGCAAATGCGTCGTCCATTTGGCTTGCCCCGCGTGTAATACGGCGTGGTTTCTCGCCGTAGAACCTGAAAAACTCACGGCAAACCACGCGAAGCGCGGGGCGCGGCATAAGAATACCGGCCGCGAGGAAGTCCGCTTGCCTTTCCATGCGGTCATAATCGGTTTTATCCTTTGTGGAACGTATGTAGTCACCGCGCCCTTCTTTGGCGGCGATAAACTGGTTTTCGTAAATGCCGGCGGGCCCGAAAGGGTTGTCCGACGCAAAGGCTTCACGATGGATCATCCAATGTACGCCCTCGTGCATACCCGTGAAACGCATACGGTGTTCGTTCTTTTCCCCCATGAGCGAGGTGTCGATGATGACCGTACCCTTTGTGACTTCTAACTGGTCGGGTTTGCCCTGATCGTCGATAATGTCAACCAAGCCGTCATTGAACGCGGTTACGCCAAGGACTCTCTTGTTAAAACAGATACGACGGTAATCCATTGTCAGCCGCAGGTAGTATTCCAAAAATTCCTCCAGGTTGATAGCGCCGGGGTTTCTCAGAAGCGTCGGCGCGAAGTCCCACACGAGTTTTTCCGCGTAATCATCCAGCGCGTCGTAGGTGATATAGGGGACTTGCGAAAACGAGTAGGTGGTTTCAAGTTTTATCATTGTCACGTTTCCTTTTGTTCAAAAATTGTAACTATTCAGTCACAGTTTGACAAACCAAGCAATATCTGTTAAATAATAGTTATGAGAAGAGAAGAATTAGAACGCCTGGACAAAAACGAATTAATCGAAATCATAATTGC